ATCGCATCAAGAATTTTTTCAATATAGCCTTGATCACGTTCAATTTCTTTGATAACTAAATTGTCCTTATCAAATTCTAAGTCAAAATCTTTCGGTCTGTGATACATAGCTAACCATCCATAAATGCAATTCGTTTGATGGAAATAAAGTTGCATTTGTGCTTCATACACTTTTTCAGTCGGATTTGCACCATGCGTTTTGATTTCTAGTAAAATTTGATTTAGAAAATCAATCCCATCAACATTTGAGCGAATCATGTCATCATTATCGATAAATGTATCTGGCTTGAAATTCAAACTATTCATTGTGTTGATATACTCTCGAATGATTGGCTCCATTTGATTACCAAATTTAATATAGGGATTACTGATTTGTTCTGGTTGAACGATGCCAGCCTTTTCCCGTGCTAACTCATATTGAGTTTTGTATTTAGATAGTCCTAAAATAACTGGTACATCTGAGCCACCGACATATTGAGTACGTTTTTCAGTTACGTTAGGATCATTCTTTTGTAAACCAAACATAATTTCCCTCCTATTTGCTGTGATATACTCTTATATGAAAGAGGTGAATACTATGAGCTTTAAAAAATGGTTGAAGCAATTTGAAAATGTAGATCATGCGATTGGCGATCTAGCTAAAGATGTTGCTGCAGACAAAGCATTTCCTGGAAAAGTAGACTCTATGGATAGTTTGACTGATTATCTTTATTCAAAAAATGCTTCAGAAGCAGCTATAATAACTGCCAAAAACGTATTTATTTTCTATGCACTAGATGAAGGATTAGCGCACTTAGAAAATGGCGATTTAGTTTGGCAAAGAAACAATTAACACTTGGCCATGTTCAGGAAGCTCAATTTTTTCTCGTTTTCCATTGAATTTAGATTCGATAGAAACTTGATGGTTTTGATATTGACCAATACCATAAGCTTGAACTTCCTCTCTTTTGGCCAATTCTTTTATAATCACTTGTGTTTCAACCGTTGAAAGGTTCATCTCTACTCACTCTCCATTCTTGTATTCATATAAAGTTCTTCTGAAAAATCCTGTTTATTTTCCAGAGCTTCATAAACCGCTTGTTCAATTGTTCTTTCAGTAATAAAGCGATAGACAGTTACTTTTTTAGTTTGACCATTCCGATAAGCACGTCCTAAAGCTTGCGAATAATCTTGATAACTATAAGTTGGTGTGTAGAAAATGACCGTATTTGCGTACTGCAGTTCAATTCCTGCACTGCCTGCCATATATTGGACGAATGTCACGCTATTCTTCAAATTTTTCCAAGTCTCTTTGATAGGTAGATTAGACGCCTTTCCATTAACTTCAAAAAACTGTTTATTTTTGATTTTTCTCTTAAGTGCATCAACCTCTTTTTGGTAGTAGTAGAAAATGATGATATTATTCTCTGTACCTTCACAAATCATTTGAGCATAGTCTAATTTATCTACTTGATTAGCAAAGTATCGCAAACCATGTGCTAATTTTGATGGTGTATCATAATCGACATCATCTAACACACGATCCTTAGAAATCGTCGTATAGTCTGCACTTTTTCGGAATTTTACATCTTCGAAAACCAAAGGTGGTAAATCAAGGGCATCATCTTTTGAAATGGAAACTGTAAAAGAATCATATTTATCATGTAGCTGGTCTTCATTAATCCAACCTTCAATTTTGGGAATTCTTTTTGTCCCTAAATACATTGTTCCCCATTTTGCATAACGATCATTCATTTCCTTTTTAGATTTAAAATATCCAAATATGATGAAATAGTTATACGTATCTTCCCAGCCATTACTTGCTGGTGTAGCGGTTAATAAAACAAAATGGCTAGACTGTTTGGCCAACTTAGCAGCAGCCTTTCCACGTTGGCTTGTTGGATTTTTAATATAATGAGCTTCATCAAAAATTAAAAACCACCCTTTGTACAATTTATAAACATCCGCTAGTTTTCCGTAAGAAATTTCAGTGAAGAGAATTTCAATTTTGTAAAAGTCACAAACGGCTTGAATATCCCTTCGCCAACCACCTTCTTTTATTTTTTGCGGTGGCGCAATAATCAGCATGGGTTCGCCATTACTATATTTCAGATATTGATGAATAGCGGTAATCGTTTTTCCAGTTCCTGTATCCATAGCCAATAAATAATTTGCATCGATAGCATCAATTATTTTCTTCTGAAAGTCATATAACATTTCTTTGTTGGAGCATTTCTGATACATCTTCCACACTTCTTGCGACAATCGATACACCTCCGACTTGTTCAATTTTTTTTAATTTACTTTTTTGCAAAGCACTTACTACACCGCCGTTTGGACGTTTCACTTCTATGGCCACGAATCGACCATTTATACAGGCTAAAATATCGGGCGTACCTGCTGGCTGATACATCGAACCATGAACTTTCAGGTAATATGCCCCCAATAAATCTAAATAACTTTTTATTTGATTCTCAACTTTCTTTTCTGGACCACTCATTTGTGGTATCATCTCCTTTAGATATACATTTTCTTTATTTGCTTACATCAGTTGCCGCTGGTGTAGGCTTTTTTTGTTTCGATGTTGCAAAACTTTTAATCGTCACACATCCGCTTGGGCTATCCGATTCGATTGTGAAAATGCCATCTGCTTCTGTTGATATATGCGTAATTTCAACATTCTTACTAACATGAGCGTTTTTCACTGCATCGATTAATTTCTCGAACTGATATATTTTCATCTGCTCACCTCCCTTCAATACGGTGCTAGTTTATACATCTGAGCTGTGTACTTTGTGTATGAATCAAGGATTTCAGTGACTTGTAAATCCTTGTCATAATAAACTTGATTTATCGCATCTGAGCGGTAGTATGCAGATGTTGTCGCTAAACAAACTCTACCGTTTCTGTCAATGTATTTAATGTGCCACGTATCTTTAAACATGCTCACTACCCCTTTCAAAATTTCCACAAAAGACGACGAATTTTTTCAATTTTCTCCCGACAACGCTCTTGCATACGAGGTTCATCTGCATAATCCGTGCGTATCATCTCTTCCAAAAAAACAATATGGTCGGTGTAAAATTCTTCCATGAATCTTCGTTCATCGGATGTAACTTCAATTGATTTAGTTTCTTTTGAACTCTCAACTTCATTCAACCCATTAACAATTCCAGTGATATAATGTTTTTCCATTCCCCAATCAATTTGAATCCCACTATTGTCCATTTCTTCCAACATGACTTTCGCTTGTTCTTTTTTATTCATGATTTTTCCATCCCCCTTTCACAAATTTTCCAAGTACCATTCATGCGCCATATATTCTGCTAGTTCCAAATGTTCTTCTAAAGTCATCCTAATTTCTCCTTTTCGTCATACTCAAATGAAATCTGGTCATAACTGATTCCCAAACCAACAATTGCACCAAATAATACGCCTAGCGATAAAACAACATGTATTTGATTTGTAATTAAAATCAAAAATGGCAACGACAACACGACCCACAGATTAAAATGCTTTTTCAACTTTTCCACCCCTATCTGTGTTTAGACATCAACCAAACACGGCATTCTTCTTTATCATAAAACTTCATACGTTCACCCATCATCGAAAATGGCATTCCTAATGTCTCCCAATCTCGGATAGTAGTTGTAGATACACCGAAATAATTAGCAATCTCTGTTTGATTGAGGACTCTTTTTTCGATACCCGCATCATGCCTTGCTCGCTGAATTTCGTCTGTGACCAATTGATAAATGAAACTGCGTAGTTCGTTGCTGTTTTCTTCTGTCAAAATTACTTGCATTTCCATCACCTACCTAATTTTGTAATCCGAAATAATTCGTAAAATGATTTGGTTTGCTCTAGTGGTTTTTAACTTCCCGCTTAAATAACTAGCCATATCCTGCGGTTTGATTCCATAAACTACCGACAAATCGTGGATAGAAATGTTGTTTTCTTCCAAATATTGTTTTACTTTTTCACGTCCTGGATCTACACTCGGCATATTCATCACCTACTTTCCTTCATTCCAATATGTTTTAATTGCGTTGAGTCCTTTGTCAAAATACAACCATTGTGGTGTTTCTTTTGGTGAATATTTTGATTTACTATTGGACCAACGACCATATTCATTTTGACCTGGTTGTTCAGCTTTCAAACCAATTCTTTTGCTGATACGCCCTACCATGTTAGCCGTCAATCCTTTACCAATTAGTTTTGCAACTTCGCCGGCGCTGTATTCTTTCTCCTTCATAATTGGTAGAATCGTTTCGCCAGTGATAGCTCGTCCAGCTTCTGCAAGCAATCGTTCTCTACCACTTTCAGATTTAGTTGCCATCGCAATTTTCAAAAGAGTTTGAGCCTTACGAGTTTTTGCATTCTCTTCCATGATTTCAAGACGCTTATTGGAAACTAATGCTGGTTGATTCGTTCTGATTGTTTGCCGCATATTGAAATAGTTATCTACAAGTTCGTCATAGATTTCCCACGCTTTGTCATCTTCTAGAATCTTAAGCAATTTCGAATAGCCACGTTCAGATAAAAGAAATAAATTAGGTGACTTAGCAACTTGCATTTTAGTAAATCCGTAATCCATTAAATTGTGGTCGTCCTGAACGACTACTTTTAAATCAATTATGTCTTTGCCCTCCAAGAAACGATTTGAATTTCTATTAATCAATTCATTAACGTGTTTCGTTTCTTTACCGTGAATTTCAGCAATATCTTTAACCAACATCGCTTTCTTGTCTTCTCCAAATCCACC